TATGAAGAAGAAGATATTGCAGTAGGAAGGTCAAACATTCCAACAATAGAATATCATATTAATGATGTTAAACATGTATATTTCCCGGATTTCTTTATAAAATCAGAGAACAAAATCATAGAAGTAAAGTCAGAGTGGACGATTCAATTAAGAAGAGGAAACGTGCAAGAGAAGGCTTTAGCGACGATAAAAGCAGGGTATAAGTATGAAATATGGATTTATAATGACAGGAAAGTAAAAGTGGAAACAAGAGTTTATTAAAAGCGAAGCTTAAATTAAGAAATCAAACTCTCCGGCTCGTTTTCCAATTTTCCAAAATTGCGCAAAAAACTCCATTTTGGAAATTTTTTTTCTTATGATATGAATATAAGATGACAGGTGGGGGTTTGATGCAATTAGTGGCTTATGGCGCGCAGGACGTTTATCTGACGGGCAACCCGCAGATCACCTTCTTTAAGGCGATCTACCGTCGCCACACCAACTTCGCGATGGAGTCCATCGAGAACCCCTTCAACGGCAACCCTCGCTTCGGCAACCAGGTGACCTGCACTATCCAGCGCAACGGTGACTTAATCCACCGCATCTACCTCCAGGCGACTCTGCCCTCCGTGAAGCTCACGGCGGCGGACGGCTCTGGCGCGCAGTTCCGCTGGCTCAACTGGGTGGGTCACAACCTCGTGGACTACGTGGAGCTGCAGATTGGCGGCCAGCGCATCGACAAGCACTATGGCGACTGGCTGCACATCTGGAACGAGCTCACGCAGGAGGCGGGCAAGCAGGCCGGCTACGCGAAGATGGTGGGCAACGTGCCCCAGCTGACCAACCTGATCGTGCAGGGCGGTGAGGACTGCGACAATGACTGCGCGGGCGGCGAGCCCAACTCGTCCGGCGAGCTGCTGGGCTGCACCCCCGAGTACACCCTGTACGTGCCCCTGCAGTTCTGGTTCTGCCGCAACCCTGGCCTGGCGCTGCCTCTGATTGCGCTCCAGTACCACGAGGTGCGCATCAACCTGCAGTTCAACGACCTGCAGAACCTGATGTGGGACTTCGCGCCTCTCGCGACCAACGTGCACGCCGTGCGCGACCGCGTGAACGCGGCCAACCTGGTGGCGGCGTCCCTCTACGTGGACTACATCTACCTGGACACGGACGAGCGCCGCAAGTTCGCGCAGGTGTCGCACGAGTACCTGATTGAGACTCTCCAGTTCACTGGCCAGGAGTCCATCAACTCGTCCTCCAACAAGATCAAGCTGAACTTCAACCACCCTTGCAAGGAGCTTGTGTGGGTGGTGCAGCGCGACTCGTATGTGTCGTGCGACGACGGTGTGATCAACCCCTGGAAGGGCCAGCAGCCGTTCAACTACTCCGACTGGTGGGACCGCTCGGCGCTGGAGTCTGGCTACTCCGTGACCCGCGTGGAGGGCATGGCGGGCAAGAACCCCGTGGTGACGGCGCTGCTCCAGCTCAACGGCCACGACCGCTTCACGGTGCGCGAGGGCCGCTACTTCAACGAGGTGCAGCCCTACCAGCACCACACCAACGTGCCGGCGGTGGGCGTGAACGTGTACTCGTTCGCGCTCTCCCCCGAGCAGCACCAGCCCAGCGGCACCTGCAACTTGTCTCGCATTGATAACACCACCCTGCTGCTGACGGTGTCTAACAACGCGGTGGGCACGGCGACCAGCTCCGTGGTGCGCGTGTATGCGACGAACTACAACGTGCTGCGTGTGATGTCTGGCATGGGTGGCCTTGCTTATAGTAACTAAACGCCAAACTACCCACTGTCTCCCGGCAGTCTATATGGTGGTTTTGTGTTTTATTGTTTAAAAGTTGATTTTGACAAATTCATGTTATTCTTGTAGAAAAGGATAACATGAGTTCTAAGAATAAAGTTGGAAGACCTGCAGGACACATTTCATATACAGAAGCAGAATATAATAACAAAAAGTATATTGTTGGAATATTATCTTCAAACGGTGAGCCTGTAGCATTTGTCTTTGATGAGGATGATAAAGATAAAGTTGCTGGAAGAAGTTGGCATGTTTCATCCAATAATTATATAGCCTCTGCAGAAACTGTAGATGGTAATAGAAAACAATTCTTCTTACATAACCTTGTTTCAAATCGTCTGGATTTCCCAGGGAAAGGTGCAAGAGAAAGTGTAGATCATATAAATCGCATCGGCTTTGATAACAGGAAAGAAAACCTTAGAATAATAAGCCAGTCAGAGCAAAACATGAACCAAACAAAACGCGAACGAAATATTACACTTCCAGAAGGCTGTGAAATAAATTCTGAAGATATTCCACGTCACATTTGGTATATAAAAGCAAATGGCGCACACGGTGATAGATTTGCTATTGAATTCAAGACAGAGAATATTTGTTGGAAAACCACCAGTTCAAAGAAAGTTTCATTGATAGAAAAGTTAGGAGAAGCAAAGGCGAAACTTCAAGAATTATATTTGCAGTATCCCCATTTGAATCCATTATCTCCAGAAAAAATACAAAAGGAAAGGGAATTGGCAGAATCATTTCATACAATTATAGACATTGCGTGTAAAATATAACCCCACCCCCCACACCCCAATTCTCACATCTCAAACTGCGCCATCATTGTTTTTCCGTGCAAAGCCCTAATCTCCTTCGGAAATTTACTCGTATCCGCAGAATTCTGGATAATGGTCACATAGTCCCTTTTACACAAATCTTTTCCATAAATAATACAATTGCTAATAAACTCCGCGTCCAACTTCATCCAACTCAACTTCCGAAGAATTTCTTTGACGGACATGAAATACGAGAAATGCCAACCGCATTCAAAGACGCCGAATACCGGCCCCCTTTGCTCTCGGAATTTCTGGAATTCCTTGTGCTCCTTCAGTAAAATGTCATTGACAACAAACGCCGTGGCCGAGGTTTGCGACTCTGACCGCCAATTCAAATTGTAATAATAAACCGGCATTTCCAGATAAATACACCCCTCGGCGCACTTATTATACAGACCTTCTTTTACAGATTTCATAATACCCACATCAGGAATCTCATCTACTTCGCACACCGTTACAATAAACTGCAGGTCAGAATTATCGGCAAGTATTTTACCGGCTTCCTGTAGCTCCTGCTCCTGTACAATAAACTTTATTTTACTCAAATACGGCTCAAAACGTTTTCTCATGGTGTCCATATACAACGCCTTCTTTTTCACACCCTTCGATACAAAGCGCTGCTCACATATATAGAATTTGTCTACAACTGGAAATAAATGCTCAAGGCGAGTAAATGCAATTTCCTCGCCATCAAAGCGGAAATAATCTATCCATAACATTCTACCTATACATGTAGAACTCAATTAAATGGAACAAATAGACGTGATATTCTATATAAATCTCGAACAACGTACCGACAGGAAAGAGCATTTCCTTCAAGAAATGAAAAAGTTTTGCGTTGATGAATCCAAAATCGTCCGTATAGACGCCGTATATAATGCAATCGGTGCCCTAGGATGTACAAAAAGCCATATCAAAGCGTTAGAGCAATTCATGGAAAATCCCGCATGGAAAACGTGTATTGTATTCGAAGACGACTTCACCTTCTATAACACAAGCGTCGAACATAATACGGGTCTTTTGAAAAAGTTTTTCATGAATTTCACCGACTGGGGACTCCTATTATTGTCATCAAACCAAGGGGGGAGGCCTGCAAAAGAAACACATATAGAAGAAATTAAAGAAGTCGTATATTCGCAAACAACGAGCGGCTATTGTCTTCATAAGGATAGTGTAACAGAAGTGTGCAATAATTTCAAGGAATCGGCAGCGGAGCTAGAAAAAGATAATCGGCCGTTTATGTATGCTCTTGATATGTATTGGAACAGACTCACTCTGAAGCGCTTCTGTTTTTCTCCGAACATGGGATACCAATACGCTGGATATTCCGATATAGAAAACCGATACGTTTCTTATGGATGCTGAACCTGCGGTTCTGAACGCTATTCATACACAACCTCCAGCGCCTCTCCGCCCATCCGACCTGCTGCCCACTCCAAACAGGCGTCAAGACCCTTCCGCCGTTTCTCCAACGGCGCCCCAAGGCATTTGCGACTGTAATGCTTCCAGTGCCACTCAAACGAAAGCGCGGCATTCCAGGTGTCAAATCCTTGCACATAACACACTCTATACCAATTCATTGGCCTTTTACGAGTAGCCCTGGCGCCTCCTACTAAAAGTCCATTATGCTGCCGAAGACGTCTTTCCTTGTCCATGGTTGCGCCAATATATGTTACAACCGGCTCTTCTACGGTGGCGAGGCAATATACGACAGGGCCGTCGGTGTCCATCTCTACTACTAGACTCTCCTACGAAATCGGATTAAATACCACGACTCCTGGAAACTCGGAACAAACCTGTCAACCATCCGATATTCATACAATCCACCCTTTGACACAAGCTCAATGAGTTCGCATGCTCTCTTATAATCTCCCCCTGCATTCACGGAAAGTGTGCCGCCAAACGCCAAATGTGTAAAAGCGAGATGGCAAATTGCCGAAAGCCATTGGTTCTCATGGCTGTCCTGCGGGTCAAGCAAATCAACAATAATAGAATGATAGACCCTTTTACACGTGGTTAAAAACTCCATAGCATCTGTGTAAAAGATAGTTAGGTTAGGGTTTTGAAATGCGCCTTTTGAAAATGACTCTGTTTTCATATGATTGACAAGTGCCTCGTCCCAATCCACCATATCGACCGTTTCAACGTCAGGGAAACGGAACACTTCTCTCGCCGTTGCGCCCTCCGCCCCCCCTAGAATAAGGACTTTTCTGTGGGGGTTTGCCAGAGAAACAAGGGCTTGGTGATATATATGCTCGTCTACCTCCGCACATTGTAGAATATTGTCAATGAATAACATTCTTCCAAAATGCGGATTTGTAATTAAATCTATTTTTGCTTTTTCTGTGTGTAGTATTACGTGGGAGCCTGGATTAATAAGATATTTAGTTATTCCCCATGGCTGCTTTTCGTCTAAAGTGTCCATACTATCATAGAATAGCATGGAACCTATAAGCAGCGATAAGCCGCCCTGGAAAGTAATCGGCCAGTATCGCAATGTCCCTTTACCGTTTCGCCCTTTACCGCCACTCCCGACGAAGCGTATGTCCGTTTCAAAGTTACGCACCGTAAATAGAGATGCCACGCGGGAGCTCAAATAAATCCATGTTTGGTGGAAACGGCGCATCGGCTGTGTCAGGATATCTGGCTCAACTGAGTGAGCATACATCAACAAAGACAAATGTTAAGACTGTAGAAGACCTTCAAGCCCTCGTAACATACTATAACACAATTGCTGCCGATATTCAGGCGAGAAAGAAAAAGATGTAAATATAAAGAATGGATTATGATCCATTTGGTCAAAATGAATTTATAGATTTAGAT